AGTTGACTTCTGTTCATTTTGTGTCTATGTATTACATATTCACATTCTTCCATATTAGTAGCGTTAGGGTCTGGGTAGAAATCCCAACAACTAACAAACTCAATTCTAGGTACTCTAACCTCTAAAGGATTATAAGTTCTTTCACCGCTTTCATCGGTATCCCATTTATGAAGTTTCTTATTAAAGTTAAATGGTCCTTTTACAATCCCTGTGCCTAGCAAAGCAGATTCTAAAAGAGCATTTCTAATTTCTGATGAACCTTTAGATTCATCTATCTGGTCATGGATAAGTTTTTCCATTCTTCTCGCAGCTCTTTGTGCTGGAGATAATTCTAAAACTTGTGGTATAGGACTAAAGCCTTCTACTAGCTTGTCTCCCGCTTTATCTTCTAAGCTATCTTCAAAGACACCTTTATTAAACGAAGCCCCAGGTTTAAGAACTTTTCCATCACCTTCATAACCAACATCATATGGATTAACTTCCTCTTCAATTCTGTTACCTATGTTATCTGGTAACTCACCACCACCCATTGTGCTTTCAATTCCAGGAGCACCAACTTGTATATCAAGATGAGCACTAGCTAATTCTCCTTCTGGGACTTTAGTTTCGCTAATCCCAATTGGAAATTTACTTGTTCCAAAGATAACATCAATTAATTGACCATAAGCAGCCAGTACTTTTGTTTTTGTAATCTTTACAAAGATACGAGACTTCTCTGAGTCTCTAAACTTAACAGACTTGTTGTAAAGTCCTCTGTAGTTTTCGTATGCTTTTAACCAACGAGTCTCGTCAGTCTGTCTAGCATCTTGAGCTTGTTGAAATCTATTCTTAATAATGCCAACAAGATTAGTTTGTTGGTTAAACTCTAGGTCAAGACTTTTTCCCGCTTCACCTTCTACTTCTTCGTAGATACTGTTAGCGTTTAAAAATGTATTGTCCTTGTTTGCCATAAAATCTAATATCCAAATGTTGAATCAGACGGCTGGTGGATATCTCGTTTCAATCCCCTCAACCTATCAAATGTACTCGCCATTCGTGGTCTGCTCATTATCATATAACGCAACGCATCATACGCATGGTCTGAAGCATGTGTATCCACATCTTCAGGATTGGTTTTGGACAATGGGATACTTTGTAGTTCTCGTATTAGATTAGGGCAAGTATTAAATATTTGCAACCTAGGTCTACCATTCTCTTTAACCTTTAGGAACTCATGTATCTGAATTTTACCTTGGACTCTGTTCTTATCAGCGGGTCTAAGCTTATGTCCTGCTCGTACTAATGTTTCTCCAACAGTAGGTCCAGTAGTACCTGTTCTTGCCCACGCTGCTGTGTCCAATACACCAGAGACCGAGTAAGGGTCTTCTAGTTCCATACTTGTTATTATACTCCCTAATTCTTCTCCTGTCAAGCCTTTTCGGTATAATTCTCGATATATTATCAAAGTTCCGTCATTTTGGTCCATAATACCCCATAAACAACAGGACTCTGCAGCATAACCATAGTCAACTGCCTTAACTCTTTCCCAATGCATAGGTAGTTCAAAAGGTGTAATGACATGTACAAGTGGAGCAAACTCTACAAAGGCGGCACCTTCTGCTACATCCCAGTTGCCTTCAAGTAATTGTCTACGCTGAATCGGTGGTAGAGATTTAAGCATCTGCTCATAGACCCCATCGTTTGCAAGATAGGGATTATCTGATAACTTAGCTGGTATAAACTTACGGGTTAATCCGTCCATGCCTAGAAAGCTTGTGTTATGTTCTGCTGGTTGTATGTATCTTTTCTTAACCCAATGCGAACCAACACCACCGGGGTTAGCCGTGCAGCGTAAGTACGTTGTGATGGTTGGGTCAGTTGTTCTTAGACGTGAAGCAAGATAGTTCCAACTAAATTCTGTAGGTAGATGAGTAATCTCATCAAACCCTATCCAACTGTAAGCTTGTCCTTGATATCTGTAGACGTCTGCATCTCTTTCAAGGAAACCAAACTCAACCTTTGCACCGCTTGGAAAGTTCCAAAGCTTTTCAACTTCTTTAAACTTAGCTCCGGGAAATGCTAACGGGTATAACTCTCTAGACTTATCAATCATCTCTCTGAGTTCTGGCATAGACCGTCTAAGGATTAGAGCTCTGTGTGCTTTCTTGTGACAGTTACGAAGTGGGTCGATAATCATGGCATATGATTTACCACCTCCGGCTGCTCCACCATACAAGACATCTTTCTCACCTGCAGCAAGGAAGTCCGTTTGTGGACCTTCGTTAGCGTGGAAGATAACCTTAGAGTTTTTTAAGATTTCTTGTAGGGAGTGGGTTGTAGATTCAAGCTCGTCTTCCGTTACAACTTTAGAGGTTGTAGGTTGAGTAGCTTTTTTAAGAACTTCTTGTTCTGTTTTTAGTCTTTGTTCTTTTTGCTGTAAGTTTCTTTTTTCTTTTAAAAGAACTTCTTGTTTCTTTTCTAAAGTTTTCTTTCGTCTTGTTTCAAGAGAAGGTCCTTTATCAGTATAGTTTTTTAAAGAAACATGGCTTAGTTTTCTGCCTGTTTCTTGTGCAATTAAAGTAGAAGCTTCTCTAAGAGAACATTTTTTTTCTTTAATTAAAGTAAGATACTTATGTAAAACCTTTAACTGTTCTGGTATAGGTTTAAAATATCCTGCAATCTCACTGAGTTCATACCCAAATGGAATTGTCTTACTTTTCTTTTTTAAATACTCCGATGGTATTGTCATCTCTTTCCCGTAGTAGTTTTATAAGCTCGTCCCACGGATAAACTTTTTTAGTAACATCATCCCAATGCAATCCTTTGTGCATTAGATAATCCAGATTAAAAGAAGTGCTGTAAGTACACCACAGCCAAAACAACACCCCCAGACTTGTAGGTCTGTTAGGTCGTGTGTATCAACAATACTATTTACTTGTTTTTCTAGTTGGTTTTTTAGCCACTGCATTTGATTTCCTCTTTGTTGGTTGTTTAATTTTAGTGGGTCTTAAAGATTTCTTAAAAAGCTTTCTGTAAGCCTTTGTTACTTTATCCATCCATTTGTTAATTCCGTACATGTTATTTATTGTCCTCCTCCGTTTTATTTTTATTGCCAAAGATTCTTTCCCAATTGTCTCTATAATCGTCTGTATAGAAGCCCGGTCTAGGGTTGGCACCTTTACCACCGTGGGTTTTTTTATAAACAGGAGACTTAAACATTACAGGTTTCTCGTCACTGCCTAGCTGTTGTCCTTTACCTTTAGCCATATTACCTAGTCCTCCAGACTACCACTTCACCTTGTCAGCCCAGTAAGCTGCAGACATCTTACCTTTCTTAATGTTACGAGCATGTCTAGCTTTGAAAGACTTACGCTTTGCTTTCATCTTATCTGATTCACCTGCTTTAGGTTTCCCTGCAGTAGATGCTCCTTGCTCTCCAAACCTAATCATCTTAATGGTATCGCCTTCTTTTGCTAACACTACATGTGATTTAGTAGCGTGTTTAGGTGTACGCTTGGGTAGGTTGTACCCTGCGAATGTTTCTCCTCTGTACTCAATGCTCAATGTACTATCTTCTCCTCGTTTGTTTCTACCATGTTCATGTGTTCGCTATCACTATCATCAATATAAATACTGTCCAACACCCCAACAACCACCAAACCATTGTGAGTTGCTGCTTGTTCTGCTCTCTCGATTGTTTTAGCAATAATATTAGGTCCTGCAAAAGTTGTGCCATAGGCGTTAATCTCAGTTAGAAATATTTTCATACTCAGCATCCTCGGCTACAATGTCTATTGTTGCTTTTTCTGGTAGGATAAATATCCCGCCCGTAACATTATGATTCACATCAACCTTTTCAGTCTTAGAAACACCCACTCTATCTAGAATGGTCTGTGCTGCTTGTAGCTTAATGTTTGCTTGAGGCATCGCATCAGCACTCGACATAACTTCTATGAGTTTAAACGCAGCTCTAGGAGCCTCCCTTGCAAGTACGTTTGAGGCTAAATCTACTATTTCTTGTCTAAGTGCTTGTATAACTTGATAGTGATTGCCAGAGTATCCTGCAAGTTCAGCTGAAAGTTTTAAATCTCCCTTAGTTTCTACTAAGTTATTAAGAAAGTTCTCTTGTTTTTCAGTTAGTTTCCTATTGGTAGGTAAGTTCTGCATATCTTTATTATACTAACTGTACAGTATTTGTCAAGTTTTTTAAAATAAAAACAAATATATTCCAAATTCCCTTGACAAAACAAGAATCTATCTGTATAATACCTTTAGGTCCCCCAGGGTTTATATAGATTAATAGCTTAATAGATTAATAGCATTATCTTTATAATCTATATATATATCTTTACTGTAAGACTAATAGCTACTAATAGATAGTTTAGCTAGTATAGCTCTACTAAACTTAATAGACCTATTAAGCTTTACTAGCTAGACAAGCCCCTTTGTCAAACCATAAAAAAGATTACTGTAACAAACAGTAAAAAGAACAAACACAAACCCAATCCCTACCCCTTCTAGTCCTATTAAGCTCCGCAAAGCCCCGCCAAGCGTGATAGTTAGGTCGCAACTTAACACTTGTAAAGTCTGTAAAATGTAGAACCACTAGTATATATGGTACCAGGTAGGGGTGGTGACCTGCCTACCCCCTGTATATACATACACTATAGACTCGAAAGCCTAAAAAACCCCCGTTTTAACCTTTCAAACTTATCAAACTTTACAAGCTTTTAGAGCGTTGAAATGTTGGGGTGTAATGGTGTAGATTTTTGAAGCTTTGAAAAGTTTTTGAAGTCTTAACGCTCTGAATAGTTGTTGTGATGTCTTTAAATTATATGTCTCAACACTTCATAGGACTTAACAGAATCTGTATAACTCATTGGGCTATGGTGGTTTAAGTAGTCTTACGGGCTCAAACTCAATAGGATTGAACAAGTCATGAAACATCAAGATGTTAATCACACTCTATGAGCTCTTCAGCTCTTCGCTATGAGCCTAGAAATTATTATGAATAGGGGAGGTTAGATAGAATAAAACTCTTCTCTCTCATACTGTTTTTATATACAGTAGTTTTATTTGAGACAAAAAAAAGGGCTCTAAAAAGAACCCTTTAATTTTAAAGATATGGTTTAAATATTATTACTCCCTTTAAATTCCATGCCCTCGAATTGACCAAACTTTCGCAACATGCTCAATGCGTGTCTTCTTGCATCTTCATAAGATGTAAAGTATTCATAAT